AGACCTCTCGTGCCGCCCGGCGTTGCAGGCCGTAGAAGTCGGTCAGGCNCTCGGCATCGGCCTCGTCGGTCCAAGCCAGCCACAGCTTCTGCACCTTGGCCTTCAGGGCGGGATCGGCGATCAGCGACGACGGCTTGATGCCGGCACCGACCACGTTACCGGCCCAGCTTTCGATGGCATTGGCGGCATAGCCGTTGTTGCGGACCAGATGGCGCGCACGGGCTGTGATGTCCGGCCCGGCGGCGGCAATCAGGGTGTTGACGTGGGCGCGGCTGGGCTGAAACCCCTTCAGGCGCCGGTTTCCCAGGCCAGCCTCGAAGCCGCCGACCCAGGCACCCACCTTGCGGCGCAGGGCCGACAGCATGATCACAGCCCCTTGGTCGCGGCCACCGTCAGGATGCGGCGACGAGGCTTTTGGCCCTCCAGCACGGCGATGCGGCGGTCGAGATCGGCCAGAACGTGGTTGGCCTGGGCCAGATCGTACTGGACGGTGCGGTCGCCCACGGTGACGCGGGCCACCAGCGAGTTGCGCCGCGCCATCACGCGTTCGCGCTCGGCCTTCAGCTCGTCGAGAGTCATCGATCAGCCCATGTAGCTGGAATGAAAACCCCGCCGGGAGCGGCGGGTCGGGGGGCGGCGGATTTGGCCTGCCTGGGCCTCTTCCGGCGGAACTTCAGCGGATACGGCCAGTTGGGCCTCCAGATCGCGCCATTTGACCTCGGGCCAGCGGTCGGCACCGACGATCCAGGCGGCAGCGCGGGCATAGACCCGGCAATCCAGCGCCTCGTTGCGCTCCCGCAGCTTCTGCCATTCCAGTTTCGAGAAGCCGCGGCGGTTCTTCACCGTCACCAGCTGCTCGGCCACGAACTGCTTGCACCACTCTGAGTCCGCCCACGATGGCAGATGCACCGTTCCGACCGGGAAACGGACATCGTCGGCCAGTTCCTCGTCAGTGGGGCGTTCCAGGCGCAGGAAGCGGTAGGTTTCGGTCTTGAAGGTGGACACCGCCACCGTCCACAGCCGGGCACCGCGGCGGATCTTCTTGCCGCCTTCGGTGGCATCCACATATTTCGGCCCCGACACCGGGCTGGAGCGGTTGAAGCCCTCCATGCCCTTGATCGGCGAGACTAGGCCGACACCCATCTTGCGGCCCCAGGCGTACACCGCCGAGGCCTCGTAGCCGGTGTCGATGGCCAGACGGGCGATATTGAGGGCCGCGCCGCTGGCGTGCAGCCAGGTACGACCGAGGATCTCTTCCAGCGCCGTCCAGGTTTCGGCATGTTCCGGCCCACCATCGATAACGATGTGATCAACCAACCAGCTTTCCAGGCCGCGGCCCCAGGCCCAGACGTCGATCTCGACGCGGTCCTTCTGCACGTCGGCACCGGCGGTCAGGAACAGCCCGCCAGCGGGCACGGTGCCGTTGGCCCAGGTTTCGCGGCGGTCGTACAGGCGCTGCCAATCGGGCGCTTCGCCGGTTTCCACCCAGGTTTCGCCCAGCACGGTGTTGCGGAACACCCGCAAAGCGTCGTCATTGCCCTGGGCGGCCTCCCATAGTCGGGCGATTTCCCGCCACGACTGCCAGCCCGGTGGCGAGTAGAGGGCCGAGATGTGAAAGCCCACCAGCGTCGGATCGGTACTGGCGGCAGTGGCTCGCCATTGCCCCGCCGCCAGCATGGCGGCCTTATGGTGTTCGCCGATGTCCTGGTCGCAAACCTCGCAGACGTAACGGACGGTGCCATACTGCCCCTTGTCCCAGCGCAGTCGCTCGAACTTCAGCCACTGCATCTCCCCGCAATGGGGGCACGGCACGAAGAACCGGCGCTGATCCGACACCTCGAATTCGCGTTCGATGCGGGACATGCCGCGGATCGTCGGCGTTGAGGCCAGGAACACCTTACGGCGATGGGCGAAGGTCAGCGACCGCGCCTCGGCCAGCGCCACCGGGTCACCTTCCTCGTCGGCGGAGGCCGGATAGGCATCCACCTCGTCCAGGAACAAATAGCGGGCCGGCATGGAGCGCAGGCCCACCGCGCTGTTGGCCCCGGTCAGCACCAAGGTGCCGCCGGGGAAATCCTTCGACAGCATGGTGTTGCCCGCATCCCGCGACCGGGCCGGTTTCACCCGTTGGCGGATGGCCGGGCTTTCGTCGATCAGCGGATCGATGCGCTGGCGCGAGGCGCGTTTGGCCATCTCCACCGTCGGCTGGACACAGAGCATCGGTCCCGGCGCATGGTGGATGACGAAGCCGATGAAGCAGCACCCAGCCTCGGTCGCCCCCACCTGGGCGGCTTTCATGAACACCACTCGCTGCACCGGGTTGGTGGGCGAGAGCGCATCCATGATGTCGCGCATATAGGGGGTACGATTGGTCCGATACCGGCCCGGTTCCGCCGAGGCCCGGCTCGACAGCATGCGGTGGCGGTCGGCCCACTCGGAAACGGTCAGGCGCGGATCGGGCCGCATCCCCTCCTGCCACGCCTGCACCACCGCATCCGCGCCCCGGAACCCGAACGCCTCATCGGAGGTTCGGCTCGATGGCGGCGAGTTCGTCGAGATGGGCGTGGACATGGGCTTCCAGCAGGGTCTGCATCACATGCGGGTCGATGCCGATTTCGGCCGCCATCTGCCCGGCTACCCGGGCGGGCCAGGTGATCCAGGCATCGCGTTCCTGCCGCGCCAGCTTGAACACCAGGGCGGTGGCCCGCGCCCGGTCGACCACCTCTTCCTTGAGCCGATCCACCTGGATGCGGGCCTTCTGGGCCTTGGCGACTTCGTGGGCCGTGCGGGCCTGGACGAAAGTGGCCCCAGTAGAGGCAGGAACAGCCGGAGCAAATTCACGCTGTGGCGCGGGTGGCGGGGCAATCGGATCGGTAATAGGGGGCGATGCCGATGGCTTCGGGGCTGTCGCCGCCTTCCGGCCAGGATCGGTCTGGGCATCCCAGGCGGTGTCGGCCTTTACCGGGTCGATGGTGCCGTCGGGCTCCTGGGGAATCCGTCCCGTCTGCACCGCCTTGCGCACGGCGGTATGGCTGACGCCACGCCTGCGCGCGTATTCGCGGACGGATAATCCCATGATCGATTTCCGCTGAAATAAGCAATGAAATGAGGCGCTTAATCGGTTGATGTGCTGGGTCGACAGAGCGATTGATGTCCCCGCGAACAGCGGAGGACACCATGAGAAAGCGCACCGACAACACCAAGGCCATCGACGCCTTTCTCGCCAAGAAAACCGAATTCGACGCCATGCTGGCCCGGCTGCAGACTTTGAGCGCCGACCATTTCAACTGGGCGCCCGACGAGATCAACTGGGGCCACGCCGGGACCATGGCCCACTACGCCGAGATGCTGAAGCGCATCAGCGACAGCGCCTTCCAGGAGGGCGAATTCGCGGAGTAACCAACAGGTTTCCCCTTTCGCCCCGACCAGCTTCAAGCCGGCGGGGCTCGGGGTGGTACAGGCGGCGGGACTGGCCCGCGCCTTCCTTGGAGTACCACCCACATGACCCAACTTTCCGACACCCAGGCCGTCATCCTGTCCGCCGCCTGCGCCCGCGAGGGCGGTTTCCTGCTGCCCATCACCGCCGCCTTGAAGGGCGGCGCGGTCAACATGGTGTTGACCAGCCTGATCAAGAAAGAACTGGCCGAGGAAATCGCCGCGGAACCCGGTGCCCCGGTCTGGCGCGAGGATGATGACGGCAATCCGCTCACCCTGCGGGCCACGCCCGCCGCCTACGAGGCGTTGGGCATGCAGGCCGACAAGGGCGTGGACACGGCCCCGGAAGGGGAGCCGGCGACGGACATGGCCGGCCACATTGAAATCCCGCCCTCCGGGGGCGACACCGCCACGGAGGGGCAAGTCGTCCGCAAAACCCGCGAGGGCAGCAAACAGGAGGCTCTGGTCGCCATGCTGAGGCGCCCTGAAGGCGCCAGCATCGCCGAGACCGCCGCCGCCTTCAGCTGGCAGGCTCATACGGTGCGTGGTGCCATCGCCGGAACCTTGAAGAAAAAGCTGGGCCTGGAGGTCACCAGCGAGAAGGTCGAGGGGCGCGGCCGGGTCTACCGGATCACCGGCTGATTGGCTTCGACAGGCAGGTTTGGCTCGATGGGCCAGACCTGCCGGCCAATGGAGCGGAATGTGGTGATCGCCAACGCGCCGCGTTCATTCCTGGCCTTGCTCCCCGGCTTCAGCAGTGCCGCTTCAATTGCCGGGCGATCTGCCTCGTAGATCGACACAGGCTCGAAAAGCTCGTCCATCAGGACAAGGAGGACCGCATCCCACGGTTTCCCGAGGTCGATGGCACCCAGCCGCTGCCCCGTCAGCTTCTTCTCGCGTGGGATCGAACGGGATTTGATTTGCAGGCGGCGACCAGTGGAATCGGTGGCGTCGTAGCCGGCCTCTCGGGCAACGGCGAGATCGAGGCCGAGAAGGCGTGCAGCCTCGTATTCTCCGACCTCGCCGGTGATCCCCAGCGGTTTGCCGGTCAGTTTGTAGTATTCGATGGCAATCCGACGCGCCTGCCTCAGCAGATCGGCGATGCGTTCGGCGGGAATTTCAGTGGTCATTGCAGATGCCGGAATTTCTGTCGCTGTTCCGGCCATGATAGGCGTTCAAACAGTCGGCGCAGCATGAAACCGCGCAGCAGGGATACCAGGGCGAAGATGCCGCCGATGGCTAGGTCGTCGGAGAGGGCGACATAAATGCCGAACAACGGGAACACCACGACCTGGGTGGCGACTGCAAGGACATAGCCGATGACCACGTTGGCGATGGACTCCACCAGCGACATGCGGCGGGACTGCCTCACGGCTTCCGCTCCGCAGACAGATCATCAAAGCTCCGGCCATCGCCATCCAGGACGGCTTTCTGCCCGGTCATCTTCTGCCAGCGACCGACGATCACGTCGGCATAGGCCGGGTTCAGCTCCATGGCGAAGCAGACCCGCCCGGTAGTCTCTGCAGCGATCACCGTGGTGCCACTGCCGGCGAAGGGCTCGTAGACCCCGTCGCCCTCGACGCTGTTGTTGAGGATCGGTCGACGCATGCATTCCACCGGCTTCTGGGTGCCGTGAACCGTGGCCTCGTCCTCGTCACCGCCGTTGCCGATTGCCCAGACGGTGGCCTGATCCCGCGCCCCCTGCCAGTGGCCGGTGCCGTTCTTGCGGACGGCGTACCAGCAAGGTTCGTGCTGCCAGTGGTAATCACCCCGACCCAGGACGAAGCGGGGCTTCGACCAGATGATCTGGGCGCGAATTTTGAAGTCGTTGGCCTCCAGGCTGTCGGCCACAATCTTGGCGAAGATCGCCGCGTGCCAGACATAGGCCACCTCGCCGGGGAATAGCGCCCAGGCTTCCCGCCAGTCGGCTCGGTCGTCGTTGGCGACCTTGCCGGTGCGGGTGGTGGATGACACGCCCGCTTCGTTCCGCCAGGTGGGATCGTATTCCACGCCGTAAGGTGGATCGGTCACCATCAAGTGGGGTGCGGCTCCGGCCAGAAGGCGCTCCACATCGGTGGCGCTGGTGCTGTCGCCGCACAGCAGCCGGTGGCGGCCCAAGATCCACAGATCGCCGGGCCGGGTCAACGGATCGGCGGGCGGTTCCGGGATTTCGTCTTCACCGGCCGCGCCATCCCCATCGCCTTCGTCGTCGAGGGGGGCCATCAAGGCATCCAATTCCTCGGCGGAGAAGCCGATCAGGTCGAGGTCATAGCCCTCGGCATTGAGGGCATGCAGTTCCGCCGCCAGGGTTTCGTCATCCCACCCGGCGTTCAGCGCCAGCTTGTTGTCGGCCAGGATGTAGGCGCGGCGCTGGGCCTCGGTCAGATGATCCAGGATCACCACCGGCACCGTGGTCAATCCCAGGGACTTGGCGGCGGCCAGTCGGCCATGCCCGGCGATGACGTTGCCCTGGCTGTCGGCCAGAACAGGGTTCGTCCAGCCGAATTCAACCATGCTGGCGGCGATCTGGGCCACCTGGGCATCCGAATGGGTCCGCGCATTGCGGCCATAGGGGATCAGCCGGTCGATGAGCCAATGCTCGACCGTATCGGGAAGCGGATGGGTCATTATCAGTCCGTGCAATCGCAGGGCAGGCAGTCGTCCGATGGCCCGCCCTCGAAATCCCGCTGGCGGCGGACGAAATTCAGCAATTCGCGGTAGCTGGGCCGGTCGGCGCGGAACAGCGCCATTTCCGGCTTGGTCAGGGTGCCGAGCGCCGGAGCGTTGCGCTCCATGTCGATCCACCAGCGGGCACGCTCGGGGAACAAGCGCATGATCCCCTTGATGGTCGCGGCCCCTTTCATGAAACAAAGGTCGCAATTGCCCAGCGGCGTCTTGCCATTGTTGTCGGGCAGGCCGAGATCGAAAGTCAGGCGCTTCCAGAACGCCGAGACGTCCTGGCGGCACACCTTGGCCGTGTCCAGCGGCAGAACCGTCTCGAACCGCTCCTTGCCCGCCTCGTTCATGGCCTTCTGACGGGCGACCCGGTGGGGTTCGTCGTGGCGAAGACCGACCACGTTGACCCATTCCGGATAGCCCCGCATGTCGCGCATATAGGCGATGCCGCGCTTCACCTTGAGGTAATGGGTGCAGAGCCGCATGGTCGGGTTGGGCAGGAAGCCCCGCACCTTGATGATCTTCTCGAAGGGTTCGCCGTCGCGGGCGGCGCTGTTGTAGCCCACCACGCTGGTGTCGAACGGCTCGGCGGGATCGAATTCCAGCCAGGTGATCGGAACCGACCAACGCACCGAGCATTCGTGGACGAAGCGCAGCGTCTGCTCGAATTCCCGCCCGGTGTTGAAGAACACCACATGGACATCGTCGGGCAGTTGTCCGCCATGGGCATCCAGGATCTGGCGCAGCATGTAACCAGACGTGCGCCCGCCGGAGAACGACACCAGCGCGGGGCCGTCGATACGATAGGGATTGCGGGGCATGGAGATTATCCAGCGTTCTGGATGCGGCGGCCCAGCCAAGCCATCACCGGCACGGCCATGGAATTACCCAGCGCCCGATAGCGCGGGCCGTCGGGACAGTCCTCAGCTGCCTTCCGCCGCCAGGGGATTAGGGTGTAATCGTCGGGGAAGCCCTGGAGCCGCTCGCATTCACGGGGTGTCAGACGACGCACCGCCATGCCGTTCTGTACCGCCAATTGCCCACCGGCATTGTCGCGATCTATTGCGTTCATTGCCCGCAATGTCGGTGCTATGGTTTCGGCGACAACCGGGGTCGCCGCCTTGCAGTCGAACGCCACATAGGTCTGTTGCTTAGTGCCCGACTCCGCCGCCAGGGCACCGGCAACATCCAAAGTCCGGACCTCGTTCCGCTGGTTCTGGGTGAACGCCACGGCGTGCTGCTTGCCTGCCTGCAACGTGAACATGGGATCGCCGTCACCACCGATACCGATCCCGGCGCGAGGATCAGTGGTGCTGACGCCGGTGCGGGCGCCCGCCTCCTGAATGGGGATGGCCACCGGCACCAGCGGCGTGCCGCGCCCGGTGCCATCTTCGGAAGCGTCGAAGCCCTCGCCGCGTAGGGAATGGGTGACCAGCGTGTCAATGTCGGGCCGATGGGCGAGGTTAGCCTTGGCCCGTAGGGTGTGGGCGATCAGCGTGTCGGTGCAGTCGCTATCGACACCACGGGACAGATCGCGTGCCCGCAAGGTGGTGGCGACGAAGGTCTCGCTCTCGAAGTCCATCCGCCCGCTGGCCGAGGCGCAGGCATTGAGGGCGGTGGCGAGGTCGATAGGGCCGGAGGTATTATTGCCGCCGAACGCCTCGGCGATCAGTCCGCCGCTGGTGGCGAAAGACGTTTCGCCGCTTCGGCCAGCGCGAGCATCAAGCGTGGGGGCAACACTTTGTTCCGCTTCTCGGCGCGGCGGATGATCCCGGCGCACGCCTTCGCGCTCAAGAAGTACTTGGACGGGATCGGCCTGGTCTCCAGCACCTGCGACAACGAACACACGGCGGCGGCGTTGGGCCAGGCCGAAATATTGGGCGTCGAGCACCCGCCACGCGACTGTACGCGTGGGTCCAAACACAACACCAGCGTCCGACCATTTGCCCCCTGGCGGGACGACCGGATCATCTTCTCCGGCCAATCCGCCAAGAAGGCATCCGAAGGCGTTGTCGCGGGTGGACAGGACTCCGGGGACGTTTTCCCAAACAACCCAGGCTGGATCGATGGCATCGGCGAGTTCCACGAATTTGAGGGCAAGGTTGCCGCGGGAATCGTCCAGTGACTTGCGCAGGCCTGCCACCGAGAACGCCTGACAAGGCGTGCCGCCCACCAGCACGTCAATCTTTCCCCGCCATGCCGAACCGTCGATGGCGGTCATGTCACCCAGATTGGCGGTGGCCGGATGGCGGTGGGCCAGCACGGCGGACGGGAATGGTTCGATCTCGGCGAAGAATGCCGCCCGCCAGCCCAACGGCTCCCACGCCGCCGTCGCCGCCTCGATCCCGCTGCACACCGAGCCGTAAACCAGCGGCATCGGGCCGAGCGCCGGGGCGCCCGGCTCGGAGGAGGAGACCAGCATGACGGTGGAAACCTGGATCAGGTGGAAACTGGAACTTGCCGGTGGAAACCGGGTCAGGTTTCCGGTAGCGGTTTCCACCCCGGTTTCCAGTCAGCCGGAAACGCGAAAGGCGCGCTGTCCTTGGGACAAACGCGCCTTGGGGCTGGGAACTGGAAACCGGAGTGGAAACCTTGATTTTCGGGCTGACGCTAGCGAAGTTCGGCGCTGTTGCCGCCCGCATAGCGCTTCGGCCAGGGAGGACCCGCGATGTTTCGCGCCGCCTCGCCTTGGCTTGTTCTATCCTTTCGCCAGCGGCGGGCGGCGGATCATTTGATGATCGTGTTCGCCGCCTCTCGCCAGCATGGGGTCATCATGCCCCAGCGGCCCGGCTTCTGTCCGAGCGAAAAGTGTCCGCCGGACAGTTTGCGCTCCACTTCTCATCGCAGCGCCGCCTGGATGTCGGTGATGGTCTGCCGCCGCGACTTGTTGCGAGGCACCCGCCGCCCGTTCAGTTGCCAGGCGATGATGCACAGCGCGAACAACCAGTGCTCGTTGGCGGCGGAGCGGGCCAGCCCGACCTTCCAGCACACCACCTTCCAGGGTTCGCCATTGGCCCGCAGCCAGACGATGCGGGCGTCGGTGGGATCGAGCAGGCGCAGCCACGGCAGGGCTTCGTCCATGCGGGTGATGGCGGCGGCTGAGGGTGGCGGGCGGCGAAGCGTGACGTCTTCCGCCGACCAGCATTCCTGGATGTAGGGCGGCCAGGTGCTGGCATGCCCCTGTATCCTGGTCTCGGGCAGCCTGCGCAGGGTGTCGGCGGCCTCAGTCAGTCGCTCTTCTATCAGGGATGGAGTCCAGCGGAGGTCAGTCATGATGAACCTCCGGGGATGGGCGCTTGCCGTACAGCTTGGCGCCCAGTTGACGGACCAGTTCGCGTTCCGGCCAGGTCAGGCGGTCATCGTCTTCGGCAATGACCAGAACGCCCCGCTCCAACCAGCCATCCCGTTTCACTTCTTCTGGATCGCGCCGCTCGCCGCCGAAGCCTTTGGGGAGATACCTCATCAGGCACCTCCCTGGGTGTCGGTGGCCCAGGTCAGGATGGCCAGGGCATCGGCCTCGTTGTCGTCTTCGGGATTGAAGCCGCGTGCCCGCATGGCGGCGATCACGGCGTCCTTGGCCGCATTGCCCTTGCCGGTGGCGTGGCGTTTGATGGTGCCGACGGGCACGCCTTGGTAGGGGATGTGCTTGAGTTCGCACCAGGCCGACAGATGGGCGAGGAAGCCGCCATAGATGTGGGCGGCGTCGGTCCCGGCGTGGCGGCGGACTTCCTCGAAATGGATCAGGTCGATGGTCTTGGCGCCGTCCAGCAAATGGTCAAGCCAGGAGCGGAAACGAAGGAAGCGCATGCCGCCGCCTTCATATCGTCCCGACCGGAATTCCATGGTGCCGGAGACGACGACACCATCGGCGAGC